GCAACACGCCAGTTTGCCAAGTGTGCCAATGTAAAATTGCGACTCAAATTCACCATCGCAGGGGGAGGTTTGGGGACAGGCTCAACGAGGTAGAGTTTTTCTTGGCGGTGTGCTTTGAGTGTCATATTAAGATTCATATGAACCCAGCGTGGGCGTATGCAAAGGATTATTTGGTTAAGAGATGAAAATAATAGTTGACGGCTCAATAAAGAATCAATAAAACATTGATAAATGAAATCCTATGACGAACTGATACTAGCAAAAGCAAAAATTACGCAAGAGGCTGGGTTTAAGGCAAAGCCAATTCATGCCCCCCTTTTTGATTGGCAAAAGCATATTGTTAATTGGGCTATTCAGCAAGGTAGATGCGCTCTGTTTGAGGATTGCGGATTAGGTAAAACCGCCCAACAACTAGAATGGGCAAGACAAGTTTGTGAGCATACCGGGGGAAATGTTTTGATTTTAACTCCCCTTGCAGTTGCCGAACAAACAATAAAAGAGGGCAAGAAGTTTGGAATCACAGCCCATCACGCAAAAGACGCAACCACCCTGCAAGGTGGAATAAATGTAACAAACTATGAGAAGCTAGATTTGTTTGATGGCGTTGAATTTGCTGGGGTAGTTCTAGACGAATCAAGCATATTAAAAAACTTCAGCGGCAAGACTAGGATTGCTTTGACGGAAAGATTCGCGTCAACTCCATATAGGATTTGTTGCACAGCCACGCCTAGCCCAAATGACTTTACAGAGATAGGACAACACGCCGACTTCCTTGGCATATGTACCCCAGCCCAAATGCTAGCAACATATTTTATTAATGACACATTCGACACCGGAACTTGGAGACTAAAGGGACACGCAGAAAAGGCATTTTGGAAATGGCTTGGGTCTTGGGCGGCCTGCGTCTCCATGCCAAGCGACATCGGCTTCTCAGATGACGGATATGTTCTCCCACCGCTAAATCTAGACACCATTCTAGTCGAAGTAGACGAGCGGGGAGAGGGCGAAGAACTATTTAAACACGCCACTCTATCAGCTACAACAATGCATAGAGAATTAAGGGAGACAGCGAAGCACAGATCAAGAGCAGTAGCCGACCTAGTAAACCAATCTAAAGAGCCTTGGGTTGTATGGTGTAACACAAATCTTGAGGCTGATGAATTAAAGGCGATAATTCCAGACGCAATAGAGATTAGGGGAAGCGACACGCCAGAAAAGAAAGAGAAAAGACTAGGGGCATTTTCAACTGGTGACGCAAGGGTTATTATCAGCAAGCCATCGATTTGTGGCTATGGGCTAAACTGGCAACATTGCAGAAATGTTGCATTCGTTGGACTGAGCTACTCATTCGAGGATTTTTACCAAGCACTAAGGAGATCATATAGGTTTGGGCAAAAGAAAAAGGTAAATGCCTATATCGTGCAAGCAAGAACCGAGGGGGCGATTTTGCAAGCCATAAATAAAAAGATAGGACAACACGCAAAAATGCAAGAACAAATGAAGATAGCCGCACTATCTTTAAGAAAAGGAGAAAAACCAAAAACAATGAAAACAGACATAAAAAAAGTATCTGGAAAAGAATGGGAGCTTTATCACGGAGACTGCGTAAGAGTGGCGACAACATTAAAGGAGGAGTCAATCGATTGCTCCATATTTTCCCCACCATTCGCCGACCTATTCACATATTCATCAGACCCGCAAGATATGGGAAATTGTAGTGGGAAAGATGAGTTTGCCCAACAGTTTAAGTTTCTGATTGACGAGCTTTTAAGAATAACGAAACCCGGAAGAATGGCTTGCGTGCATTGTAATGACCTACTTTCGACCAAATGGAAGCACGGAAAGATTGAATACCAAGACTTTTCTGGTGACATTGTGAGGGCATTCAGAACGGCTGGATGGTATTTCCATTCGAGAATAACAATATGGAAAGACCCAGTCGTTGAGATGCAAAGAACAAAAGCACACGGATTGCTATACAAAACACTAAGAACAGACTCCTCAGATTCAAGAACTGGGTCGCCAGAATATGTCCTTGTTTTTAAGAAGCCCGGCGAGAACCAAGAGCCAATCACCCACACGCCAGATGACTTTCCTCTTGATCAATGGCAAGAGTGGGCTTCGCCTATCTGGAGAACGATTGACCAAGGGAATGTTTTAAATGGGGAAATGGCTAGAGGCGAACAAGACGAGAGGCATATTTGCCCACTTCAGCTAGATGTTATAGAAAGATGCCTGATAATGTGGAGTAATAAAAACGATACTGTGTTCTCTCCCTTTGCCGGAATTGGTAGCGAGGGATATCAGTCATTGAAAATGGGCAGACGATTTATAGGCGCAGAACTCAAAGAAAGCTATTTTAAACAAGCGCAATCTTTTCTGGAAAATGCAAACCGTCAGAAAGAGCTACAATTCGCATAGATGAATATCGGGGCGTTCAGTCGTAGTTTCTTTGAGCCAAGAGAACAATTATCAATCCCAGAATGGGCAGAGAAAAATCTTACGCTCTCGGCAAGAGTAACGAACATACCCGGAGCATATTCAACAACCCTTACGCCCTATGTCCGAGAACCTCTAGAGGCTTTTGGCGATGATTCGATTCGGAGAGTGGTGTTGGTCTGGGGAGCGCAGACCTCAAAGACTACAACAATTCTCGCTGGCCTAGCTTACAGAATCGCAGAACGCCCCTGTCCGGTCTTGTGGGTGATGCCTTCGGAACATTTAGCTCGATCATTTACAGAAACCCGCTGGCTTCCAATGGTGGACGATTGCCCAGCCCTAGCAAAAGAGAAACCAGATAACACCGACAAGATCAAAATCCTAGAGCAACATTTTAAGCGATGCTCGGTATGGTGGGCGGGAACAAGTGCCTCGGCTCTTTCTAGTCGCTCGATTGCGTTACTCTGTATGGATGAGGTAGACAAGTTTCCAGAGCAAGCGGGTTCGGGGAGGGAAGCCAATCCGGTGCAGTTAGCGGAGGCACGAGTTAGCACCTACCCCAATCATTTAATCATAGCAACCAGCACCCCGACAACTGCCGACTCAATAATCTGGGCTGAATGGCAGAAAGGGGATATGCGCTTTTATTTTGTGCCTTGTCCTCATTGTGGATTAAAACAAAAACTAATCTGGGGACAAGTGAAGTGGGATGAAGCGGCCAAGATAGAAGATGGCGTTTATGATTACGCCCTAGTGAAATCCTCGACCTACTATGAGTGCGAAGGATGCAAGGGCAAGATTACAGATGGACAGAAAACAAAGATGCTTCGTGAGGGCGAATGGAAGGCAACCAATCTAAAGGGCGAGCCTCACCGCAGGAGCTATCACCTCAATGGCTTATATGCCCCTTGGGTGTCTTGGGGGTCGCTGGCAGTTAAATGGCTACAAGACAAACACAGCGGGATTATCGGCCTGCAAGATTTCGTGAACCGAGTTCTTGCCGAGCCGTGGATGGAACACGAATCAGAAAAGATGCAGATCGTTCCCGGTGCTTATAAGATGGGTGAGGTTCGGATGGGCGATAAGCTAATTATGAGTTGCGACATCCAAGAGGCGGGGGGCTTCCACGCTTGGTGCGTTGTTAGGGCTTGGGATTTGGAGGGAAAACCAAGGCTCGTGTGGGCTGGTAGGCTAGAAACTTGGGGAGACATAAAGGCAAAGCAAGACGAGTTTGGTGTTGAGGATAAGTGCGTCTTAATCGATTCGGGCGATCAAACCCGAGATGTATATTTGAATTGTTGCAAGAACGGCTGGGTTGCGTTGGTCGGCTCAGACAAGACCAGCTTCTCCGAGATCGTGAACGAGCAGAAGGTTCAAAGGCCATACGCTCGAATTGCAAATGGCGACCCCTTCTCTGGTAAGGCAGTTCAATCAAAGGCAGGGTGGAAATGGAAGCTCTGCCCGATTTGGAGATGGTCGAACCCATCCATCAAAGACATCCTCTCCCAGCTTCTCAAAGAGGAAGGCTTTATCGCCCTAGATACGCCTGATGTTTGGAAGGTGCATATTGAAGCAGAGGTGAAGGTGAGGGTGAAGAACCCGATGACTGGCAGGGAAAGACTTGTGTGGAAGCAAATCGGGAAGCATAATCATTTAATGGATTGCGAATGTATGAACATCGTGGGGGCGGCACTCCACGGACGGCTCAAAGTTTCCCCCGCAAGTTTGACAGAGGAGGTTGAGAATGGCGAAGGGTGATTTCATTGGGCTACCCCTTGCCACCCTAACTTCGTTGCGTGATAAATATATCACTTGCCTAGAAGCGATTGCGGTGGCTGGGTCAAGCTATTCGATAGCGGGACGCTCTTTTTCGAGGGCGAATCTTGGGGAAGTTCGTGATACCATCGCAGAGTTAACCCTTGCCATCCAGTCTGCCAACGGCACTCGTATCCGCACGACCTACGCTAACTTCTCGTGAAAAAAGCCCAACTAAACTTAATCGATAAAGCCGTTGCCTTTCTGAACCCGCAAGGTGCAGTTAATCGGATGATTGCACGGCAGAAGCTCGTCAACTTCTCTTACGATGCGGTCAAATATACAAGGGAACGCAAAGGGCCGAGTTCGCTTTCTGGTGCAGAAGATTATCGTTCCAACTATGACCGAGTGGAGCTTATGAAAAGGGCTAGGGACTTAGCAGAGAATGTCGGCCTTGTTCGCTCCATCCTTATGAAGTTCGCCAGTCATACAGCCGCAAACATCTCCTACCAAGCCCGAACGGAAAACCCCGAGGTCAATACAGAGGTTGAGGCATATTGGGCAGAGTGGTGGGACAAGTGCGACATCTCGACAAGGCATACTGGTTCGACTCTTATGCAAGTGGCGATGATGTCGATGCTACGAGACGGAGATTTTTTGATAGTCCTCGTGAGAGACAAGGATGGCAACCTAAAGATTCAAGGCATCGAGGCAGATAGAGTAGGCGACCCATTTAAGGTTTATACAAGCCTAGATTTGATCGGTGGAATCCATATTGATCGGGATACTGGTGCGCCGAGTGCCTACGATATTTACAACCGAAGCATCGGGGATTTCTACACCTACCAAGCAACCATTCCCGCAAGCCAAGCCTTCCACCTATTCGACCCACTCCGCATCGACCAGTACCGAGGAATCTCCGCTTTCCATACGGCCATAAATGATTGCACAGACATTTACGATATCGTGAACTTTGAGAAGATGGCGGCACGAGTCGCCTCTTCTCAATCCGCAGTTGTTCGCAGGAATAACAACAATGCCTCCGATCTCTCCACGCTCACAAACGATGAAAATGTTAATGGTGATACTATCAAGCTAGAAGCGATTGAGTCGGGCAAAATCTCCTACCTAGAACCGGGTGAAGATATCGTGTTCCCAGATGGGCCGAGCCGTCCCTCTGGTGCGTTTGCCGAGTTCCACAAGATTCTTTTAAGGAACATTTGCCTTGGGCTTGGCATCCCTTACAGCTTCGCCGTTGACCCATCTGCTATGTCTGGCCCGACTGCACGCCTTGAGATGCAACAAGCAGGGCGAACTTTCCGCAGATACCAGAAGCTCCTAGATGATAAGGTTCTTCGACCCATTAAGAACATTGTAATTGCCGATGGCGTAGCAAGAGGACTGATTGAAAACAATGTTGGGACAAGAACGACCAAGGGTATATTCAATTTCGGGGCGAATGTCTCTATTGATTTAGGGAGAGAATCTGCCTCAGCCATCTCCGAGTTCAAGACCGGCCTCAGAACTGCCGCCGACATCTATGCAGAGCGAGGGCAAGACTTTGAGAGTGCCATGAGGCAGAGGGCTATTGAGGCGAAGCTAGTTAAAGACTTGGCCGATGAATACAATGTGACCCCCGACACGATTTCCGACATCTCGCTTGAGGGAATGAAGCAAGCCAACCAAGCCCAAGCCAAACCCATCGAGCAAGGAGAGGAAGCACCGAAGGGACAAGAGGGTGATGCGGATATGTTGGGTGGAGCTTCTCTCAATGGCGCACAAGTGGCTTCGCTCATCAATGTTATCAATGCCGTGGCTATGGGCGCAGTTTCCAAGGAGGGTGCAGTATCTATTATCACGGCGGCCTTCCCGACCATCAGCCCAGACCAAGCAAGGGCAATCGTGGCGGGAGTCAACATTGGGACAACTATCCCCACTACCAAAGAAGAGAAACAGCAGATCGCAAAAGACCAAGAAGGGGATTCTTCTGGAGGCTCAACACCCCCAGCCCCAGAACCTACTACGCCCCCGACCGCCCCCACGGCAACCGCACAAAAAAAAAGTAGTTTAGAGATTTTGGAAAGCCTCGACCCCGCATCGATTAAGATGCTGATTGAGGGAATGATGGGCGGGATTGAGTTGGCAAAATACGATGGGATTGATTTTACCCCACCAGAAGGAGCTAGGGAGGCCGCTAAAAGAGCCTTGGACGTGCGGGAGACTAAACCACCCAGCCAAAGGGGAATGACCCCTGTTGGCCTCGCTAGGGCGAGGGATTTAATAAATGGAGTAAAGATGTCTCCCGACACGGTTCGCAGAATGAAAGCCTTTTTTGATAGGCACGAAGTGGACAAAAAGGGAGCGACCTTCGGGGAACAGGGCAAGGGCTGGCAGGCGTGGAATGGATGGGGCGGGGATGCTGGCTTTTCTTGGGCAAAGAAAGTAGTTGGGCAGATGGAATCAAGGGACAACAAAGAACTCGCCCGACCAGTAAGCCAAACCCCAGCCCCTCCTAAAGAGAGAATCAAAGGCTCAAAGGAGAACCCAAAAGGCACGGCATCGACTAGGAGCAAGGCTGGCGACATAGAGATTTCAGAGCAGAACGAAGAAGCCCTCAAGAACAAGATTGCCGAGTTCAAAGATAAGCACCCCTCAAGGAAAGCCCCCACCCTTGGAGCATTGAAGAAAGTGTTTCGCAGGGGGGCGGGTGCGTTCTCTACCAGCTTTAGGCCAACGATTGCCGGGGGGAAGCCCAACTCACGCAACGCTTGGGCGATGGCAAGGGTGAACAAGTTCTTGAAGATGGCTGGCGGTGGAGAGGTTAAGAAGTCGTATAGAGAGGCAGACGGCGATCTGCTTGAGGAAATATGTAGCGGGAAAACCGAGTTTGTTGCTGGCAGAGATTGCGGGCAAGATGATGGCGGTACTTTCGGGCCAGATAATAAATGTGCAGTAGGTTACGGCAGACCACCACTCAAGGGAGGCTATGCGCCAACCCGACCCGGTGGAAAATTTCCGAAGGGCTACAAAAGGCCAACACCGCAAGATAGGGGAGGCAAGAAGCCCCTTCCTCCAAAACCGCTACCACCAAAGCCGCCCCTGCCTCCCCCACCGCCCCCCGGAACAAAAAAGCCAACACAAGAAAAGCCAACTATAAAATCTAGATTCCCAAATGCGACAAAGGCATACGACAGCAAGGAGAAGGCATCTCTAGAAACAGCTTTTAAGGAAAACAAAAAACAGCTTGAGACAGTTAGAGAAAAAGTTATTAAAGAAACAAAGGACGCACAGAAACAGGTGGAGTCCCAAGAAAACAAATACCAAGAAACAAAAAATAACCTAAAAGAAACACAACAAAAATTCTCAGAACTAGCGAAACTTCAAGATGAAGTTGCGGGAACAGACCCTAATAAATATGAAGAAGTAAAAGGACAGATTGAAAGGGAGTATGATAAGATTAAATCATTAAGGGGTGGGCTACAAGAACAGAAAGAACTTGTTGAGACGGCCAGAGCAAAAGTTAGGGAAATTGGTCTAAAGGCCATTCGTGAGGATATGTTAGAGATAAACAAGCAAGACGGATTCTCATCGGAGCAATTAAGCAAGGCCACGGAAGAATTAAAACAAAAACAGCAAACAGCAATAGCAACAGACAAGAAATCAATAAGGGATAGCAAAGATGCCAACGCCGTACAACAGAGAGAAAAGGCACAAGATGCCTTAAGATCAATCTTTAATCCCAACACGCACGTCGACTCGCTATCAAAGCCGATAACATATTCCGGGGCAAGCAGGGCGCACTCGGTTGGGCGAACAATAGAATTTGTTGATGGCACAAGAAGCGCAGACTTAACTGGGATAGTAATAAATAAAGAAACAACTTTAAGCACAATACTTCACGAATATGGGCATCAAGTTGAAAATGGAAGCCCAGAGGCTCACGATTTATGTTCTGACTTCCTTAAGAAAAGAACAAGCGGAGAAAAGGTTGAGAGGTATCAAAGGGTATTTAAGGGTTATGGGTATAGGAAAAATGAAGAGGGGTCTCCCGACGATTTCGAGAAAACTTTTAAGGCGGTAGCCCCAGAAGCAGATACCAAAAATAAAGCCTATTACGCCGGGAAAAGATATAAAGAAAGACCATTTGGGGCAAGCTCAAAGTATTTGGCATCTACCGAGGTTTATTCGATGGGGCTAGAATTGTTACATCAAAACCCAGTAAAATTTGCACAAACCGACCCAGAGTGGTTTGATCTTGTGTCTGGGATTGCAACTGGTAGGTTACTTAAGAAAACAAGAGGACTTAAGTAAGGCATACTATGACTAAAATTACAATTTCTTTTCTAGGGGAAAACATCTCAATCACAATAGATGATGGAGAGATTTCAATAAACACGAAAAACAGGGCTATTTTAGAGCTAATTGAATCTATATATTCTGATCTATTGGCATCATACAGCCCCGCAGACGGCTCTCTAGGCGGCAATCTGGCACAAGAACTAGCTAAAATGGGTGCGAAAATTACAGAAGTCACCGAGCCTTCTATGGACGAAAACCTAGTTTATTAAGTGCTTTTGACACATAGAAAGCCTTATGCCCCTGCCCATTCCCTCCGCTGACGAATCAGAGCAAGACTTTGTTTCCCGCTTTATGGGAGACGAGCAAGCTGTAAGCGATTTTCCAGACGAAAGCCAGCGTTCAGCCGTAGCCTATTCGACATACCGAGACGAGGAGATGGAGGAAATGGAACTAGGGGGAGTGAGTATTTTGGAGGTGGGAGAGGCTAAAGGACACGACCTTTTCGTGGATAAAACCAGCCTAGAGACTGCCCTCAAACTTATGAGCAACGCCAAGAATGGCGTGAAGGTTAAGATGAACCACGGAAGCGGATTGGACGCAGTTGTCG